TATTCTACAAAGTGTTTGCATATGTATTACGTCCGCTCGTAATGTATTTAGTTGTATATAAATCACCGTTACTTGTTCGTCACACTCAGACGTTGCTCTATACCAAGAACAACGGGAAATGACATGTAAGACTTGCCGATATGCTTCATAGCATACGCGGGATACACTTCTTCTAATCCAAGATAATTATTTGCAATTATGACGGATGCCGTAAAATCTTCCAGAAACGAATGCGTGAATTTTAAAAACAGGGGTAGTACTATTTATCGGAAATCTTATTCTCTGCTACAGTGCAAATATTCTTGAACATTATCTTATCATTTTGAGACGACCTGTTATTTTGAAAATATTTTTTGCTACGAGTTTTCGTTGTTTTATAAATAACAAGGCACTCTATAACTGGTGCATCTCGGTCGTCCCTTTACATTGCAACACGTCGGTAATCTGATCAATATTCCGAATTGTATTAATATACTCCCGGTCAATGAAACAATCGCAGTGTGCATCGATCGTATCGGTGTGTCAAGTGTCGATGTATAAGTTATCCACCACGATTATTATCGCATTCGGATAATAATACTGACGTATCGAACCGATTGTCAACAGTGTGTCTTGAAACCGTTCTTCAGGTGTGTAGATTATTACGTTTCGCACTATAGTTCAACGGCACTGTCGGAAACGATTCACTATGATGTGGAGGTAACGATAAAAATATATGTAACCTCATTCTGAAATGATTCGTACGAGCGTCGGTCTCGTCGATGGAACGTGTGTTCGCACGTTGATCAGAATCGGATTAGTAACTATATAACACAAGAACGAATCAAAACTATTTTCTAACAGTTTCATATCAGTAACGTCCGTCTCGTCTTGTGCATTTATTATGTATTTCGGTTCATCTGCTGGTATCCGGTGCATACAACTGCCAAGATTATTATATAATATTGGCAACCCAGACACCAACCCTTTTGTCAAACTGTCGCACCACGTTTCACCCCACTTATTTAGGTACAACAGTCCGTGAATGTTGTACTTCTGAACCAGTTTTATAAAACTGTCATAATTATCATCATAGTTCTCTATATTTTCGCCTACGATATAGAAACAGACATTTGGTTCTTGTTCATATTTCGTTCGCAGATGTACCACATGTTCCCGACCTTTGCACACCGAAAAGGTAACGAATACACCGATATTAATCTGCTGAGTTGTGAAATATCCTTCTCCACTCTTGAAGAGCACGTATCATAATCAATCCATGGAACAGAACAATTGTGAGAAACGATACACAAATTTTGTCGGGCAAATGATCTTGTCGCTGATATCGAAAAGTTGTCTTGATAGATATGGTAGTGCAAGTTCGGTAGACAAGTAAATACTGTGATATTCCTCGTTATAACCACTCCCGAGTACATACCAGTACCAATCGTGAATCGGTAATACTATTTTGAATGCGTACCGTTTGTGTAATTCGATCATTTTAGGAATGGTAAAATCCGTGTTGATAAATGAATTTATAATCACAATCGTGTTCGTTGTGTTATGCAACTGATTCACGAGCTCGGCGACGAAGCTTTCATTATTTTTAATATGTATCAGTTGTATGTGTGTCGCAACATCCGTGTGCCATTTATACGAACCTCATACCTATATAAATATATATATATATATATATATATTTCGGAATTATGTTCGTGACCGTGTCAGTCTGCGTATCCTGGAGTTTTTGGTTATCCATAAACCCGTAATCGCACAATAATGAATCAAGCGCATTTTCATCAAATGGGATACACTCTAATTTGGGAACAACCTGAGAAGGAATTTGCACCAAACCATAATTCACCTTTGGGTGTTGTTTCATCGTGCTTCCTCCCACCTCTCCCATAAATAATATTTTGGGTGTGTTCAGTTCAAAATTGTGTATAATATGAGGACTCAATAATTGGTGCGCACGCAACATTAATACATAGTCGGGTGCAGTTCCAGTATCTTGAAACCCCTTGTGTAGTTGTAATAAAAGTATCTTGTAAATATATTTATTTGTGTATGAAACGAGTGATATCATTTGGCGATCTTTCAAATGATCCTTGAAGATGTCTGCGATTTTACGAATATATGGTGTGGGTGCAATCACAACCAGTTCTAATCACAACCGAGGATGATCGATGTACATCTTGTTAAACAATTCACCATGCGACTTGGAGTGGTTGCTTACAATCTGGCACGTTGGGTCAACTACAATCATACAACACACACGCATAGTAGGGGGGGGGGGTGACTGTCGATATATATACATATAATAAACACTATGATTATTCTACCATTTTTTAAAATTTACATATAGTTACGTACACAACCAACACAGCATCCATAACTCGTGCACCCCGTATACAATTTAAGCAAATAATGTTTTTGTCATACGCATCCTCATCAAATACCGAATCACACCGACCCAGTAGAATGGACGATTCACAGCATCTAATCAGAATCAATCAATAGTGGTGTTATCAAACACTATAAAATAAAAACACAATATATAATTACACACGCATTTTAAGATGAACTCTGCCTCTTTTTGCATATGCAATCTGGATGAACACGACCGAATGAATCAGAAGTGGAACGAACTGAGATGTCTGCCACAGATTACCGACAAACCAATTGCGCCCCGACCACAGAAAGTATCGCCGTGCGGTGGTTCTCACAGCGTGTACCACGCACCCGAAACCCTGTCGTCCCTCAAACAGACGACCGTCTGCGAGCAGTTGTCGGATTTGAAACACATCGAATCCCAGTTGCACGGCCGACAACGCCAGGCAGACCACTTGTACGTACCGTACGCTGGCTCGCGTGTTCGCAAACACAGCATGATGTGGGAACAGCACGACATCTCCAATCACGCACAGGGGCATGCAGTGGTGGATTTGCGTGTCCCGACATCCCCACCGTCTGCCAGGTGCAACGCAACTGCTTCCTCGCCGACCCAGAATCCGAACGGTTATCGTTCGCAACACACTGCGCAGAATCGTTCGCCGTGGATGGCAGATGCACCTAAGTACGATTCGGTTTGGAAAGACGAAGCCCACCCTCTACACTGGAATGGTCAAATGCCCTGCAACAACACCGAGGTCTGGAAGTGGAACGACCACCCGTATCTGCTGGACGTCGGTGCAGGTGTCACGCGCCGGAACACCCGCGTTCCTCTGCCGGTTGTACCGATGCAAGATGTGTTTATGAATAACACCCGCCGCAAAATGAATCTCGCATAGGCATAGGCATCGAGTGAGCGTGATAGGTACACACGATGACACACCCCAATATATATAAAAATGATTTATTACTCTCGTCGTGTATTCAGTCCGAACAAACATACTCTAATGGATAACCTCAGTAGTACAAGGACAACCACAACCACAACCACAACCACACCACACCAGCATCCAGTTGCAATGGTGGCACCCATCGTATCCTATTCCGAGATGTCCGGGACATATGTTCACCTCTCCCGGACGATCTCCGCACAGCGTCAGCGTCTGGACACGATTGTGGCATCCAGCATATCCTTTTCGAGGACGAATGCGCCCACCGCTTTCCCCATTTACTTCAGCAGTCGGCAGTTGCGCAACCAGTTTCCCAATCAATTCCGGTCGACGGAGGTAATACAAAACCATCACACACCGTCTCAACCGGAATGTGTATCCGATGATGAGGATGCTGACTTATACGTATTCTCTGACGATGAGGATGATGACTTATACACGTAATCGTAATTCTGGCGTGGTATCATCTTGGTTGAGTGTGTCATCCACAAACACTCACAACGGATGGTTATCGATTCTTAGTATGCATACAACAAAAAAACAACATACAACACCCGTTTGTTATGTATTATGTATTATGTATTATGTATTATGTATTATGTAGTTGTGTTTTTATTGTTTCATCCACCGGTCAGTAGGTATTGCAACCCCAGAAAGCATTCTCATCAATCGTTGTCACACTGTCCGGTATAACAATCGTGGTCAACGAATCGCACATCCAGAAAGCAAATTTACAAATCGTCGTTATGTTATAATGCGAATAGATCTCAGTTAGATCCAACTCCCGAATCTGGTATCGTTTGATATACTTGTTTAGTTCCTTTTGAACCGTCTCCTTATCCGCTTTAGTCGTTCCTTATGAATCTCGTAGAGGCAGTATCAAACAGTATCACATACTTGCCAGTCGGAACGGATGCTGTGCCACTTGTACAACCGTCCACCGTTTCAAAAGATACAACTGTCGTCATATCTGACAGGCTCGTTTCGTACTCATTCGATGGCGTGTTAGTTTGCGTTGTGTTGATAAAAAGAAGGATACTGTTATTAATCAGTTTTAATAAAACAAAACAACTATGAGTCAGTTTGTTAACTATGGACTGACAACCGTCCTAATTTATATCTGATAATTAGTTCTCAACATCGTATTCTCAATCCTTTTACTACTTTCAACACTTACCGTATCAACGATGTGCACTCCCTAAAAGCATACGCATCAATCGTTGTCACGCTGTCCGGGATCGCCAACCGTGGTCAACGAGGTGGGTGTGTGGGGCACATAACATCTTCCATCGCGAAACTACGACGAACCCGGACATAGGGACGGTTGTGCGTAATTGTATATACACCCCTTGTATTTCCCCTCCACTTCCAAATGTGCACAATTCAAATCAAACCGGTGTTTCAATTTTGAAAAAAACAATGAATGTATCATATGCGGCGAATGATTGCCAAACTTGATCTGACATCCGTTCTCGATCTGATACGTGTCTGTTTTCCGATCTGTGCACACGACACTATGGTTGCTGGTCACGTGGCAACTGATCTTGCACTGTTTGAAATAGGCGGCAACCTCCGAGCAATCTTTTATTTTGCGAGAAGATATCGACAGCGTACTGTTTTCGGTGTTCGGTGGGATGTTCATTAGTACCGTTATGTAACGTGCCCTTGCTCTTAAATTCACAACCAAACAACAACCCTGACATTCCAATACGAATATATCCCGCTTACATTCCTAACTGGACCGTGTCAAACGATTTCAAGCACTGCTGCAAGACATATGCCAGATGATCGGTGTCGGTTCTCTCTCGCTGCTTGGTCTGCTCTTTGCATTGCTGAACGGTGCCCACGTGTTTCTTCATTTCAGACATGCACTTTTGGGTTTTTGCCATACGCAACAACACTTTGTCGCGCACGGTTTGGTTGCGTCCGAGGGATGCCTTGTACTCGTGGTTGATCCCGGTCTTCCGAAATGCTTCCGACCACTGTATAAAATCGTTGCAGTGTGGATTGGGTGCCAGATGGCGGTGCATGTGGAAGTGCCGCGACGTGAACATCGTGTGCCGAGTGTGCCGCGTCTGCTTGCTTGCCAGCTCTCCGTGGTACATATGTATTAGCGTGCACGGCAAATACGCACACTTCACCGGGACACCCGAATACGTCAACCACTTCTTACGGTATTTGAGAATATGTCTCGCAAACACACCCTTCTCCTTGAAATAGTAGCGCTGGGTGTCAGTCTGGACCACACTCAGTGTGTTCTCATTGTGAGAACCCTGGACAATATTTAGCATCAGATCTTCGCCACAACCCAAGTAGGTGTGTGTGAAGAAACCCACGAATGTAATGCATTCTCTCCGCGCCACCCACGCACTGCCGGTCACACCAACACCACCACCACCACCACCACCACCACCACCACCACCACCACCACCCGTCGGGTCAGACATAATACACTTGCAAATCCGACGCATCTTCCGGCATTTATAAATCGCTTCGGGTTCGGTCAACGCGGGCACACCCACCACCACCGCTGGCACACCGTCGCCCGTGTGCACGGGCGAGTCGGTCTCGCTGTCAGCGTCGGTGTCCTCCTCCGTGCTGCGTATGGACAGCAACCCATTCCGCGTGGTCTCGGTGGTCAACACAAGTTCGGCAAAGGGTTGCAGCAGGGTGAGCGAGGTGTTCTGCTGAAAGGTTGTCGCAATCGCATCCACCCACCATCCATCTGCCAGGTCTCGCTCTGTCTCCGGCAGTGCGAAATAAATATCATTATCAAACCATCCCACGTACGGTATGTGTTTCGGCACGTGCCGCAACGCGTGCTGCAGCGCCATCTCTTTGAACCACACGACATCATCCACCTTGATCTGGAGTAGTGTGTGGAACAGGTTCCGCTCGTTGTCGTCGCCTTGGTCGATGCTTTCGTGAAACACAAAGGGGGCGCTCGTCATCGCAAGTTCCACAAAAATAACATATGCACCTGCTTTCCGCCATTTTTTTACACAGTGGCGCACATTCGCTTCTAACCATTGGTTCTCGTTGAAATTGTAATAGCAAGACAGGATCGCCAGTTGATGAGTCATTTATGGCTGGAAAAGAAGGGGGAACGAAGGTCTGGTCTAGTTCTGATAAGGTTCATTTTTTTTTCAAACCAGTAATACACACACACCCATTATTATTATGTGTCGTGTCATTATTTAATTTATAGATATCGTGTTCGCAAACGTGCATTACCTCTTACCGCACGTGATTCATCACGTTACAAATATTGTATTACCTATTAATTGAATCACCTCATTACAGTTTTTTTTTTGGAGAAATACAATACACTACACTAAAAAATATATTTTAATCGCGTGTTTGTTTGTTTGTTTGTTTGTTTGTTTGTTTGTTTGTTTGTATACCCATTTAGCAATGTATGAAATCAATACATTGCTAAATGGGTATATACTCCGAATTGTACGACGTCTGTTTCAAGTTGGAGTCTATGTGTAAAAAAAACCATTCTGTTAACGAAATCGGACCTTGTACCAACGCGGTCGTGTGTTGGTTTGTTTAAAGGTTGTGAGGGTATATATATATATATGCACGAAACTCATACGAATACATATGCATAAGTATTCTAAATATTTGTTTGGCACTGGATGTATTCTTCTGAATATGGCGATCGCACTACCAACATTTATGGTAGCGTGTGTGCACGGTGGTTCGCCCACACGATTCTACACCATTTATAATATCCCTCTGATACCTGGATATATTCTTATTGGTGTCGGATTTGGTAAGTATGCAGCAATTGCGAATATCATTTTTCAAAACACATTATACATCGAATCATTACGTTGGTAAGTATACCCTTGATTCGCTATGTTCTACATCAACACATCTACTAAAAACTGTACGAATCCCGATTATTTGGCGTACCCGTTGCGAACGCTTTACAAGATACAGTTGCATCTGTTATATACAACATCTTAAAAAGTGTATAAACCAAAATAACACGGAAAGCAAATCACATTCACCGAAGTGAATGACCTCATTAATAGGCGTGGAGGTAATTGAAAGTCGAACTTACACAGATACAGGCAGAAAACAAATCCAACAAGATGTTTATACAAGACTGTTGTGTGAAAAAACAGCGAATCAACCGGGGTATGGCCCAAGGAACGCATCTACGCAAAACAAAGGCGTGTGAGAGAGAGATAGATTGAGTGATCCGGAGTCGGAAACATTCCGACATAATATATAGGTATTCTTTTATTTTTTTGTATTTGTATTATATGTATCAGGAGAAAGGGCAGTTGAAACACATCGAACCGAATACAAAAATTAAAAAATAAAAAATGGATCGTTTCCAATCAAGAGACAACGTGCAAAGACATTCACAGTCACACTCGCACTTACAATTACACAATGGAACAATTGCCAAGAGAAGTTAAATATATTGATTTGTGTTCTGGGATTGGCGGGTTTAGAGTCGCACTGGAGAGTGTCGATTGTATCATTCCAAAATGTGTGCTATCTGCTGACATTAAGCAAGATGCGATTGACACGTATAATGCAAACTTTAATGAGAATAACAAAATAACGGATATCTATACATTGCAGAACGAAGATATCGAACCATTCGATTTATTGTGTGCCGGATTTCCTTGCCAACCGTTTAGTTCAGCGGGACAGAAAAAGGGGTTTGCAGATGAAAGAGGGGGACTGATATTCAAAATTATTGATTTGTGTACGTATCACAAACCCAGTTTTGTCGTCTTAGAAAATGTGTACAACTTAATGACGCTTGAGAAGGGGAACTGTATAAAAAGGATCAAGGAGTTGTTTGAGGAGATTGGATATGCAGTTACTTTCAAAAAATTGAACTCGTGTCATTTTGGGTGTGCACAGTCACGGGAAAGAGTTTATATTGTGTGCACGATTGCGAAGACGTTTGATTTTGACGATATTCAGTGCAAAGCAACGGTTGATCTAAAGAGTATTATTGACTATTCGGATACATATACTACTATACCTCCAACCTTCTGTGAAAAAATATTACAGCTCCATAGAGAATCGTCTGTATTTGGTTGTAAAATCGGAGATAAGCGCGGTGGACGAAATAATATCCATTCGTGGGACATCGGGTTTAATGGAAACGTAACTAAGGAGGACAAAGAATTACTGAATAACATTATGCTACATCGAAGGAAGAAACACTGGGCAGAAAAGAAACAAATTGCGTGGATGGATGGTATGCCTCTTACTTACGAAGAGATTGCAACGTTTCATACACACACTGATTTGCAGGAGATGCTAGACACTTTAGTTAGTATGAAGTATTTAAGACTAGAGAAACCGAAAGAGTTGGTTGATGGAAAACGAAAGTACAAGGAGGATTCCGTCGAAGGTTATAATATATGTAAGGGTAAATTGAGTTTCCCGATCAGCAAGATCTTAGACCCGAATGACATATCACCGACATTGACCGCAACCGACTCGCACAAATTAGCAGTGATTATAGATGACACTACTATCCGAAATCTGTCGTCCACCGAAATGAAAAAAATATGTGGATTCCCCGACACTTTCGTTGTTCCCGAACACGTTAATTATGGAGACTTGTTTGGGAATATGGCAACCCCCCCAGTAATGAAAGCACTCTTTGAGGTTTTATTCAAATCGTAGTGTGGGCAGATGGTGTGGTACCTCACTAAATTGTAATTTGTAGAACTGGGTACAAATCGCAACAATGGTTCGTTGTCTATCTTCTACCTTATTGGGTGTTTTTTCTACCGCTTCACATATCTTGCGAATAAACACATTTGGTGTTTTATTTTTGTTTTCATTCATATCGTTAAAACTGCACGGGCGTATATTGTACCACATACCTTTTTTACATTGCAATGATATCGGATATGTACCAGTATAATTTATGATTTCCCACACTTTACATAACTTGAAATCGGTTATCACGACGATTCCATCTTCCAACTTATATTTAAATATTAAGTATTGGGTTTTAAATAGTTTTCGTTCAAGATTGTGTTCCAGTTGGGAAATATAACTATTGAAGTTTGATATGTCAAACCCTGGGGAATTCCGAAAACATTTTAATTCCCATTCCCATATTTTTGAATTATAGAAGTCAGGCGATGATTGCTTCGGTCCTTTTTCAAATGTAGGAATATGTGTATGTATGAATGGATATAGTATATCTTCCATACAATCTCCGATTATATTGCAATTATTGATTTCCCCAGAATGCTTTTCGTCGTTGTGCAGTGTGATTGTAAACCCAATACTGATTCTAGAACCGATTAGCGAGTTGCAGTATTTTTCAATTTGTGGTGTGTGTGGGTCAACGGACATATTTTGATTTCGACAAGTTGTAGTTTTTTAAATTGTAAATCAATTTTTTAAATTGTATAATTCAGAGACCCGCTCGGGGGTAGTCGGTTTTTATAAAGTTACCAACAGTTACATACTCTTTTTTGATGACCGACGTGTTCAAAATAATAATAATACTATTAAAAATATAACAAATGCATCGTTGCATGGATTACATACTGATGTTTGTCGGTGACATCCTTGTTAAATGAATACACACGCCATCACACACACACACACACACACACACACACACACACACACACACACACAGTAGGAGCAACAAACATTATACACAGAATACAATACAGTTCAGGACATCTTATACAAAAGCACATAAACTCCAAACTACTATGTGTCCTCTTCTGTTTCTGTTTTCAGCACTTCGTACTCAAAATCAATACCCTGAGCACGCCATTCAGGTAGCAAATGTCCTTCCCACCGATACCGTATTTGAATCTCTGCATATTCGGGTTCGATCTCCCATGATTCAGATACCTCGTTCCAGTGGATGATCCATTCACGCAACATCGGGGGTGGATTTAGTGTATGGTGTTGCTTGTCAGCGTGGGTTGGGAAGAAGGTTGCAAATTGTGGCGTATGTGGACCGGTCCCAAAATATGGTGCAACTGTAACACCCACCGGTTGGTTATCGGTGCGATTGTGAGTGTGGGAGGATGGGTACACTCACGTATGCACCCCCCCCCCATCGTCGCACGGAAGGTGTGATCGGTGACGGGTGTTGGGTTTCGGTTTAAACAGAATAACACATTTAACCACAGTACTACCCTAACTCATCAACCGCCCATACATAATAATGTCTTTCACGTTACCTGCAAATACAAAACACGAAGCATTGCAATACCTGCTGACACTGTGCTCACTCTGTCAAGAGCGAGGTGGGTACACGCTGGACAACGCCGTGCAATTGGATACTGCGATCACGTGTCTTCGGCCGCAAAATGAAATGAAAGACATCCCCGCGAGTGCAGAAGAGGAAGCGTCGCAAACACGGCACATTCAATTTGTCGTTTCGCTGTTAGAAAAGTCTCAGAAATTGGGCAATCTGTCTATGGAAGAAGCGTGGACGGTATTTAACGCGCAGAAGATTGTATTCGACTGACCCGTCGATTACATTTACAAGTTTTCGCAGATTTTTTATTCAGAACTGTATTCGTGAAGGGTGTTGAGTATCATATTATAATAAAGATAATTTATACAAGACAGTATATATATATATATATATTTCGTTGCGATTACTACTAAATATGGTGCATCCACGAGACCGGCATTTAGAGTCACAGAACCGGGCGTCTGCAAATACGCATTCAATTTCCTCCACGGATACGAGAATCGCATCCACCGATTTGTCAAATTTCATAGCGCCTCTGACCAACTCCAAACACACACTCACGAGCAAGGTCACGCTGGACAAGATGCACCATTCGCACATCCAAAAGTTTAACGATGATAAGGACAAGCTTTCGAAAACAAAAAAAGAAATTAAAAAAATGCGTGCCGAGCACGGCGCGCTGACCAAAAGACCCTTTCAACAGCTCTCCGAATCCGAAATGAAGCGGTTCTTCTTTTTGGAAAGTGAGATCGACACACTCACGAACAAAGTCGAAAAGTGGAAAAACAATGATGATATGACAGATTACTTTATGAACACGGGTACGATTCTGTTTGAGTACTATGCAAACTTGAACTCGATATCCAAAGGAGGCGACGACCTACGCAAGAGAAGTTTAGATTCGTACCAACCGTCAGACGATACCACCGAACAGGGTGGTTACACGGTTGTTGATTTTTTCAGAAAACACAAATCCAGACAGAAAAGTACTGCGGCAAGCGGCGCAGGTGCTGCTGCGGGAAAGGACACGCCTGCGACTCACGACGTGCACGATTCGGCTCGGTTTGGTTTCCGTCTAGATCCAGATGGAAACCAAACCGAGCCTAACACAGACACGTCGTCAGAAGACAACGCCGTACCACTGGAGGGTGCGGAGGTGCTGCTGCCGACTGCAACACCACCACAACCGCGTCCAACTGCCAAAACGCCCTACACGAGTCGCCAGGTCCTGCTCCAGCAGTATTTAGAACAAACCGAACCCCATCTCGTGGCAGACAATCAGACGTACGTTGCGGGGAGCAACAGCGAAGTGGACGAGTGTCCCGACTGCGGGACAGAGCGGGTGTTGTACCAGCACGAAGCATGTTTGGTGTGCCCCAATGAGAAGTGTATGCGCACCGACAACATACTGGTCGATTCCAACGTCCCGGCATACAAGGACTCCTCCCGCGAGACGACTTCGTATTACTCCTATAAACGTATCAACCATTTCAACGAATGGCTCGCCCAGTTTCAAGCCAAAGAGACGACCGACATTGCAGATGATGTGTACAACCAGATCTATCTGGAACTCAAGAAAGAGCGCATCAGCAATATGGCAGTGGTGACCCCTGTGAAGATGAAAGAGATCCTCAAGCGGTTGAAGTTGAATAAGTACTACGAACATATTCCGCACATCACGAACCGGATCAACGGGCAGCCTGCCCCGGTGATCACCCGCGCGATGGAAGAGAAACTACGAAGCATGTTCAAAGAAATACAAGGACCTTTTATGAAGCACTGTCCGGTCGATCGCAAGAATTTTTTGAGTTACTCCTATGTTCTGCATAAATTTTGTCAGCTACTGGAACTGGATGACTTCTTGCAGTGTTTCCAGTTGTTAAAATCAAGGGAGAAATTACACGTCCAAGATACTATTTGGGAAAAAATATGCAAAGATTTGCATTGGGAATTTATTAAGAGTGTGTGATACCCGAAACCCCCTTTTTGTGTGCGCCCAGTTCTGTTTTGTTTTATGTGGTCTTCCATTCAGAATGAGATCACGAACACGACCAACGAAACACCACACTGTTTTGCGCACGGATAGCAAACGACCCGACGCACGCAAAAACAAATTAACAAGTATTGCGCTGTGTTCGCTATCCGTTATTGTATTGCTCGTAATTGTGTGTATTTCAATACTTCCACTATGGCATCTACAAACTGTATTGTACCCAAAACCCGACGACACCGAACGTGCGCAGATGCAGATGCACCCCCAGATTCGCATCGCCTACGGTTTATTAACCACCTTCGGAGTTGCGAATGCGATTTTGTGCACAACGATGATCTCCTATATGGTATACCCATTCTTGAGCACGACTCCCGTCAAGCGTGATGCGATGGGAACGATGATTCTGTATATGGGTGTGGCCGGTCTGGCCTTCATTCTGTTAGTGTGTATGATAGTTCTGTATATGTATTATAGATACTCCGTTGATACACACACCAACACCAACACCAACACAACTCATTACGAATGACCCATTTCAACTGCAACTGCAACTGCAACTGCAACTGCAACTGTAACTTCAACTTCAACTTATAGTACTAACTTATTATATAGACAAACAAATACAATGACACACTTCTCACAGCGCAGTCGTTCGTTGCAGACGTTCATACAAAAACGCTTATATGCCGAACAGATTGTGTCCGTTACCCCACCGGTCATCCACCCATCCATTCTGAACACCCTTTTAGAGTACACCACACAGTGGGTATCATCCACCCAACACTACAAGCGAGTCGTCGCAGACGATTCGACACGCACCCAACCGCTTACGAAAACGAAAACGAAAAAGATGTTTCATCGGTTTCGTGTTCCCACCAAAATGTATGTGTTGCACTCATTGATCACCTCGACGCAACCGTCTTACCAGACTATCGTCGACCGGTTGTATCAATATGTCTTAGCGAACGTATCGGAAGCAGAAGAGATGCATCGTTCCAGAGACGTATTTGTAGAGACATTGCTCTCCCACACACATAAAGTATTAAATGCGAAAGGTGGCGAAACCCATAGCGAATTGCAGTGGTTTCATATCAACGCTCACACTGTTTTGGAGGGGTTGTCTTCACCCGAAATACTACCGCTTTTGAACGGGTTGGGATCGCCGCCCATATCCGACGCTGTTCAGAGGTGGGTCTCGTTCGCGAGTCTGTATGATTATTTCGTACCCTTAAATGTCCAGTACGAATTTGAGAGAAAACTGCTTACAGTCGTTCGTTACAAATGGTCGTTTATAGGAAAATCGTACACGATTATTACTTTTTTGCCAAAGAACACGGTCCAATCCGAAGATGCGATGAAGCATCTGTTTTACCGAATTGCGATGATGTCGCATCTTGGTAGTGACACGTTCAAAGACCTCACCATCAGGTGGTTTCCGAACAGTTGCCACAAGCAAATCGGTGTCCACCACGCCACAACACCACCCTCATCCTCGTCCCACACCGGTTGCAAAAGTTGCAGCGCCAGCAACAAGGTGGCGACACGACCGTCGTGTGGAACGTGGAATCCGTACCAGATCAACACCGGTGCGACCTTTCGCAATCAGAGCAATAGCATCACCATCTGGCGAAACGAAGAATCCGACAAGACCTTCCTGCACGAGATGGTACACGGGTATGGGTGGGATTTTGATGCCCCTGCCTCCGTCACGGCGTTCTTCAAAGCGCACTTCGCTATGCATCCCGAAACCGACGTGCTGTTTTTTGAAGGGTATGTGGAGACGTGGGCGACGCTTCTGAATATTTATATGATTGTCGTGTATGACTCTGTTGTTGCTGTGGCGGTGGATGTTACACTGCCACCCGCACCAGCGACACATACAAAGACACATACAAAGACACAGGCAAATACACACGCAAAGACACGTGTCCGAAAACGAATGCACACGAAACCACCCGCTACTACCAACACGCGTCGGGTGGTGCGACAGTGTTCGCACCCCCACCAACCGGACACGCAAGCAACCATTCTGACACTGCTGAAACGTGAGCAGTCGTTCGTGCTGTTCCAAGTTGCCAAAGTGTTGCTACATAGCGGTTTCCAATCCTGGGAGGCGTTCTTCCACAACGGAACGCCGGCGACATCCACATTGCCGCCGGTCGTGTTTCAGCAGAAGACCAGCGTGTTCAGCTACTTCGTGGTTCGCTCTGCACTGTTATGGGATATTCGGTGGTTCGTGCGACACTTCCAACATATTCAGTTTCGCAAGAATGCATACACACGCACACGTGCGTGTTTTGACACTTGGACAACGCAGTTGCTTCGTATTTACCAATCCGATGCGTATTCGCAGTGCATAAACAGGGCAATTCGTTTGTTGCGTGATCACACATCCTATATTCCGGTGTGGATACAACACACAATGCGTATGACAAGCGTGGAACGATTTTGATAATTCGAATCAATACGTTCATATAAAATAAATGAGGTGATACACACTACACTACACTACACTACACGACATACCCACCCATATGAGCGACACATTCTATCCTCGTTTACTAACGTGTTTGCAGAAAGCGTCGAACTATTATTTCGAAACGGCGTCGACACACTATTTTGAAGCGTGGACACACTGTTACAACGTGACCTGCCCAGAGTATGCCACAACCGGATCGACCCGGCAGCATTCACCACGTCATTTGCGACCTTCGCATCAGATACATATAAATGGTGTTCACAACAGAATGCTAGTATCACTGTGGAAACACTTGTACACGGTGGGTGTACGCCAGCGATCGCAAAAGAGATACTGTGTGCGTTGCGGTCGCAGGATGCCGACACGCAGTGTATCGCATTCTCCAAATGGATCGCAACCTTCCCACTCGAATCGCTGCAAGTATTATTTGATTCGGTGTATTATATGAAATACGAAGACAAACTGCATCAGCAACAAGGAAATGATACTTGTTAAGATTCATCTGGCACTCACGTTCGTATGCTTGACCCGATGACGAATCATACGAAAAAACATTCCTTTCCAACCCTTACACACTTCTTTAAACGGTACGTCTACAAATAGAATTTGACATCTGATGCATTTCTTCACGCTGCAGACTGCAATTCGTCTACTTGGACCGACAACTCCTTGACGGCTTCGATGAGCACCGACACCAACTGGGAATACGCGACCATCAGATGACCATTGTGCTCGGACACCACCTCCGGGACGACGGCTTGCACATTTTGTGCAAGCAGACCCACATTCTGGGGCACCGCCGCCGGTGTGGTTGGGGTGTACGTGTCCACCCAATCGAATCGTACCCCGTTGAGTTGGTTGACGATGTCCAGCGCATTCGTGATCGGCTGAATGTTTGTTTTCAGAGATGCATCCGAACTCGAAGATACGCTCCCGGAAACGGTCAGGTTGCCACTATCAACGTGCACGTCGCCGCTTACGACTCGCAGTGCGGATTGGGTGGTTTCCCCATTGATTTGTACCAAATCGCCACTCGTCTGTGTACACGTTCCGCTGTTGTTGACCACCAGCGCATTCCCAGCATTCCCACACGCAGTGATGGTCACGGTTTGGTTCACTGTCAGGTTGTTGTCGACCAACACGTTCGGCACGTGACAACACGTGCACGATGTGGTTGGGCAAGTGGTGCACGACATGTAAGTCAATTGTTTGTTAATCCTTTGCGCATACGAACCATTTGACACCCACGATTAAATTTAGTAGTGAGTGAAAGATTGGTGTTAACACGCACAGTATCTTCTTTTCTTTTTTCAACTTCCGTGCAGACCAGGTTTTGTAGACTGTGTATGTATGTATGTATCAGCGGATGTCGTTGTAGTACTCGTGTGGGATGTATCGGTGGTTGTATCCCACCCGTCTCGGTAAACAAGTATTCCGCAACTGAAAGGGTGTTGTGTGTATGTGAGACACGTCCGGGTGTGTTCCGGATTAGTTGCCGGCCGGCAGCGTGGCGTATATATATAAAATGAAAGATACGTTGGGATAGTCAAACGGGATACACAATGTTTTTAGAAATCTTAAACGATAGTGGTCAGTGTGATGCGACACTGTCGTCCGCCATAAAGGAATGCCACAAACTGAGCACATCCGACTGGGTGAAGGAAAATCGGTGGTTGCTGCACCAAGAAAAGAATACGCAACAAAATATACTATTTAAACTGCACGAAAACAATATACCCATCTCAAAAATTGAAAGTCGGATTGTAGTCGAGGTGGTGCATCGCTTCATTCTGTCTGACTTTGATGCGCACCAATTCATACGATTGCAATTGCCGATACGTGCGCACACCATGTTGTTACACAAACTGTATTCGTCGCAGACTGTGGAACATACGATTTTGAAAAAAGCGACCCACTGTATATTTCAAAACATCATAAGACGGTTTGATTCCGCACAGTTCATCTTCCAACGGGGCAATCTACTGTTCTTTTACGAATCTCTGTACTCATTGTATTCCGAGTTAAGTTCCGTGCACGGCAGCGAACGGTTTGCGATTCTGACCGAATGCTTGGCGGTGATCCCGACTCTTCTGCGCCGTTCGCCATTGACTGGGTACAAACTCTCCGTATTCAAAAGAATCCATAAAACCATCATATTGGGGATATTCGACTGCTTGTGCATCTATGGGCATTTCAAAGATATCGACCTTCTCTTTCATTCCAATCGCGGCATGCTGCGAGGAAAGGTGCAGAAGTGGGTTCTCAGCGTGTCTGACACGGATGCCGGCGTGCTCTGGCAGGACTGCCCCAATGTGAAGCAATTGTGTATTGCCAACACATTGAAATGGAAATCGCTCCGTACACACACATCGAGTCTATGGGCATTATGCAAAGCGTCGATTCCGATCGAAATGTTAACGATTGAGGATACACTAGAGTATTCGGAAAAGACACTGTCGACCCTTGCCGAGAACAGCACCCACACATTCCACGCATTGATGAGACAGTTCACGAGAGACGTTCAGCGCAAGATCCTATTGCGGTATGTGCACAGTTGTCAGCAACCAGAACCAGACACAGACACTGCTCTACCAGGTCCTGGCAACGACTCCTTCCTATGCCAGTATATCCTGCAGTACCAGAAGTTCTGTTTGATCAAGTGCGACAACCACCCACTGTTGATGAAATTCTATGTAGACCACGGACACGAACCGCTGTCGATTCTGTGTTCGCTGATGCAAGTTACGAGCATATCTGAAAAACACTTGCAACAGTGGTGCGACGTGCACACGAGTGTCCCGTTATATTTCTTTCAGTACGTGCTACAACGCATATCGACTTGCTTGCGGATCCACAAGAAAAAACACAATGGTCTTAACGACCAATCGATGCGAGTACTGAATGAGATGAATACCACACTCGGACACATTCTGAAGTTTTCGTTGACCGAGTACGATGCGGCCGACACAATCATCGAACGGGTCAGCACATTTCTAAATGCGTACGAAGACTACTTATCGTTGTATCGCCCCGCAAACTTGTGCCGATTCATATGTTGTGTGGTGTGCATACACTTTATGAACACCCTGCCAATCGTGGCAAACAACTGTGCTGGCGAAACTGTTCACAACGACAACGACAACGACAACGACAATTGTGAGTGTGCCATTTGCTACAACGAAATCCAATCGCCTCTCCGACGACTCCCGTGTGGGCACACGTTCCACTGCGAGTGCGTGATGCAGTCCATCCAACATTTGCCCCACCAAAAGAAAGAATTCAAATGTATTGCAAACTGCCCGTACTGCGTGACCCCCATCTTGCCAGAAGAAACGATTGGCGAACTGACGTGCGATAAAGTGCAACATCTTACAAAATGGTTGTATGACATCTAACACGCGTATGCACCATCTGACTTGCTTGCTTGATGGATGGATGGTTTGCTTGCTTGCCATACAGCATTTCATTTTTTGTAAGGTATTTTATATCGTTTGCACCACTGCTTTGCAAATTGCTCTTGTTGCTGGCGAATCAGCGACAACTCGCTTGATTTGGTGGCAGAAGACGCCCGGTTGCTTTCGATCAATCGGTAACATTTACTAATGCACATCATCTGCTGTTTGGAATGCCATTCGCTGTACGTGTACATCGATTTTGTGAAAGGCAGTGGCATTGGTTTCGAAAAGATTGATTCCAGAAACATGGATGGCTTCCAATTCTGTAGCAGATCTCGCAAGTAGTGCTCGATCTCTTGCGAGCACTCTCTGAACCCGCACGCAACGACGTACCGCTCGCTGTTCGCAACCCGACTGGTGTACGGTTTCATTACGTGCACCACATCAAAACACAGCGACACGATCCACAGCAGCTCTTGCGTGAACTGCTCGTGTGTCTCAAACAGCTTGCACACCACATGCTTCTTCGGTTGGACCAGCAACAGCGACGCGTAGATCTGCGCGAGTATCAGACGCTGCGACAACTCCTCTTGCTTTGCGTAGTTGTGACTGTAATCCATCCCGCCGTCCCCGGTCACCAGCGCACACGAATGCCTGCCCACGTCGCGCACGAACGCGTGGATGTTGTCGACGTTGTACAAATCGCCCGTGTTGTCTGCCCCCGTGTGAACCTCAATTTGCGAGTAGGTGTCCATCAGTTGTCGGGCCTTCTTCCAATTGGGCACATCATCGTTCTGGTGCGTCAACAGGGTTATCCCGTGGTAGGTGTCGCGTTTCGCACAGTCCTCGGAGGCATGCTGTCGTCTGTAGTCGCACACCGATTCGATGAACCCGCCTGGTCCTTCTGCCAGGTGGGCAGTCGTGATCGCGTCCTTATCCGCGTGCGCCAACAGTTTGAAATCCGTTACGATTTCCCACAGTTTAAAGTAGGAACGACTCAGCGGAGCACACAGCGCAATATTCTGGTTAGAAAACTGATATTTGGTGTTATACACACATTCGTATTTGTTTACGTATTCTTTGTACTTTTGCCAATTTCGCTGGTACAGTGGTATATCCATCTTGTGTTTGGATTTCATCACTTGCGTGGACCAGTACCCTTTCTCACCCGCGTGGTGAGTGGTCACCCACTTCGGTTGCGTCAAAAAAACGTTCCGCTCTCGTTTCGGAACCCGAATAGTGTAAATTTGCTTCATACGTAACTGGGTGTGCGTATGAGCTTAAATAGACGGACGAAGGCGGCAAGATGTTCCTGGTGTTCCTCTTTGCATACTCACAAATAGGTACGAGTCTACAGAAAACGTATAAAAGTATTTAAAAAAATAGAAGTGCACTAAAATAAGAAAAGCACACACACACACACACACACACCACCGATGCCTGCCGCGTTAATGATTCTGGCCGCAGTCGGTAGCGAATCACAAAACCTGATCGGCAATCCGCAGCTCACCTTTTTTAAAATGGTCTACAAACACTACGCCAATTTCGCAACCGAACCAATCGAACTGGCGTTGGAAGGGACGCCCGACATAGATTTCAGCGAAGGACCGACGGTGCGGTGCACCATCGACCGCAACGCAGACTTGCTGTCCCACATGTATCTTCTGGTAGACATCCCGGATATCTATTCTGGCTACGACGAATCGATCGAACCCAACCTGGGGTACCAGTTCCAATGGATACGCGAGCTCGGTTCGCAGATGATCAAGAGTGTCTCGCTGTCGATCGGTGGGCTGACTGTCCAGAAACTGCAAGGAAACTTCATCCAGCTGTGGCACGAGCTGTATTCGCCCACCAACAAGAACCTCGACGTGTTCCAGCACATGTCTGGGAACGTCCCGGATATGTACGACCCGGCACAAAGCCAGTACGCAAAAGGCGTGTACCCGACATCCACGTTAGACCCGACACTGACCGACGACCCCGAACTGACCGTCCCCGCACTGCCAAACACTGCCGACATCGCAAATCCGTATCTACGAACGGCCTCCGTGCGGGGACGGACTCTGTACATCCCGCTCCCCTTCTGGTTCTCGCAGAACAGCGGGCAAGCCTTGCCGCTCGTGGCATTGCAGAAGAACGACACCACCGTGACGATCGAATTCCGCCCCCTGCGAGAACTGTACCGAGTCCGAGATACAAACGCCGCCTCCCCGACGTACGGGCAACACATCGCGCCCGAACTGACCAACGCAAAACACAACATCAACTCGTTCGTCTCGGCCGTTGCTGGTGGCGTCGATGGGCAGCGCTCTTCGGTGAGTGCCCGGCAAGGCAACAACCTCCAGCAAACCGATATCTCTGCCCGAAACCAAAAACTGAACGTCAACCCGCGTCTGCTGTGCACGTACGTCTTCTTAGACGAAAAGGAGCGAACCCGGTTTGCAACCACCAACCACAAGTATTTGATCGAAAAGTACGACTACCTCCGCGAAGGTGGCATTTACAACACCACTCTACAAAAAATGCACCTGAACCACCCGACAAAATCAATCCTCTGGTTCTTGCAACACGAAGACGCCCCCTTGCGAAACGATTGGTCGAATTACACCAATTGGAAAACGTACGGTGGGAAAGCACCCGCGTACTCGCTGGGCGCGTACGTCCCCGAAGAGGGCGAGGAGGTCCACCAAATCACCGGCGATGCCACGGACACCATACCGATCCGGTTTCCCCGATGCAGACCCACCGGTTCGGCAAGCACCTTCTTGACCAAATTCGATTACCCTGCCACCGAAAGGCACATACTGAAAGAAGGCACGCTGCTGCTGAATGGGATCGAACTGTTCACCACGCGGCATTCGGATTTCTTTGAATACGTGCAGGCGTACGAACACGAACACAAGCGGTCAGTGCCCGGCGTGTACTCCTACTCATTCGCATTGCTTCCACGACAGTTTCAACCCAGCGGCGCGTGCGATATGTCACGCGTGCAGCAAACCGACCTGAAGCTGGTCACCCAGACACAGAACACCGACGATATGCTGAAATACGTGCTGCAAGTCATTTCGGTGCACTACAATGTGCTTGACATTATGGGCGGGATGGGGCATCTGGAGTACGCTGACTAGGAGGACTTACCGTCACTGTTCCACCACATGTCGTTCTGATTGTCATTATCGTCCGCCCATATCCCCGTTAATTGACCCTCTCCACTTTGAATGTCGTTGGGATGAATGATATTGGCCCAGCTTCCATAATCATGCTGCTGCTGCTGCTGCTGCTGCATGCCGCCGCCACCGTGCCCGGTATTGGCATTGGAGGCGGCGCCCGGTGTGAACGGATTGGCGGCCGCATTGAGCTCGCCAGACTGCCCCTGCTGCTCCTGCTCCTGCTCCTGCTTTTGCTGCTGCTGCAGCTGCTGCTCCTGCAGCTCCTGCACCTTCTCCATCCATTATTGCTCTTCCTTATTCGGTAACTCACGCTGCTGCTGCTGCTGCTGCTGCTGCTGCTGCTGCTGCTGCTGCTGCTGCTGCTGCTGCTGCGACTCCCTCAATTCTTTCTGATATATATCATCATCCTGGTCCCCCCAATTATTCTGCTGCTGCTGGTGCTGCTGTGCCGGTGGTTGCTGCTGCTGCTGCTGCGGCTGCATGCCGCCGCCACCGTGCCCGGTATTGGCATTGGAGGTGGCGCCCGGTGGTGTGTACGACTTGGCGACCGCATTTAACTTGCTCTTGCTCTTGCCCGCCTTGGTATCCGCAGCAGACTGCCCCGGCTTTTGCTTCTTTTTCTGCAGCTTCTTTTTCTGCAGTTTTTGCTGCTTTTGCGTATTATTCGGCGGTTTCTGCAGCTTTTGCTTCTTCTGCTGCTGCTGGTGCTGCTGCTGCTGCTGCTGGTGTTGGTGCGGCTGCTGGTACTGCTGCTGCTGGTGCTGCTGCTGCGGCTGCTGGTGCTGGTGCTGGTGCTTCTTTTGCTGCGGCTGCTGCTGCTTTTGCTTCTGCTGCTTTTGCTGCTGCTGTTTCTGCTGCTGCTGGTGTTGGTGCTGCTGCTGCTGCTGCTGGTGTTGGTGCTGCTGCTGCTGGTGCTGGTGTTGGTGCTGCTGCTGTCCCTGCTGCTGGTGCTGCTGCTGTGCTGGTGCTGGTGCTGGTGCTGGTGCTGGTGCTGCTGCTGCTGGTGCTGGTGGGTTGTTGAACGGCACGGCGTTCGGATTGATCGTGCCAAACGGCCTCTGGAACAGCTTTTGCTCCTGCTGCTCCTGCAGGAGCTGCAGCTCCTGCAGGATCTGCTGGTGTTGCTGATCCTGCTGATCCTGCTGATCCAGCTCCTTCTCAATCAATTCTTGATCTTCCTCAGTCGGTTGCTGGTGCTGCTGCTGTCCCTGCTGCCCCTGCCCCTGCTGCCCCTGCCCCTGGTGCTGCTGGTGCTGCTGCTGGTGCTGCTGCTGGTGCTGCTGGTGCTGCTGCCCCTGCTGCTGCCCCTGGTGCTGCTGCTGCTGCAGGTGCTGCTGCTGCTGCTGCTGGTGCTGCTGCTGGTGCTGCTGCTGG